GGAAAAGTTAAAGCCTGAGCAGATTAATAGCATTCTGAGGGGAGATCCATTCCTTGGAGAACAGCCAGCAGCAGGAATTAGCGGAATTGCGGGAACGGTTGCAGCAACTACAGGCGGTAGCACTGAGACTTGAAGCAGAACGCGACGCTCACTTGCACGTCATTGAACAGCTATTCAAAGCACTAATCCCGCATGACTGAAGTCCACCCAGAGATTGAGCGAATCGCTCAGGGTATCCAGGCGCTCCACTCTATCTGGACACCGCATCCAGCCCAGGTGGCTGTCGGAGCCCCGCTGATCCGTGGGGACACTAAGGACGTATTCGCTCAGTGCGGACGCAACTTCGGCAAGACGGAGCTTGTATGCTATCTACTCTGGCGCTTCGCATATACCTACGCCGGATCGGAGAACTATTATTTTGCTCCCTTCATGAAACAGGCGCGAGAAATCCTGTGGGCATCAAGACGCTTGCAGACCCTTGGCCCAGAGTCTTGGATTAAGGAAATCAACAACACTGAGATGCGCGTGGTGTTCGAGAACGGGAGCTTCATCAAGCTAGATGGCTCAGACAACGTGGACGCCTATCGTGGCGTGAAGCCGCGTGGACTGTCTGTGTTCGATGAGTTTAAGGACTTCAGACCAGAGTTCTTTGAAGCATATGACCCTAACCGCGCAGCCTTTGACGCGCCCCTCATGATCATAGGCACGCCGCCTGAGCTAGATGGCCAGTTCACCAGACTTGCCGCGGCATTTGAAAAAGATCCGCACAAGCGGTTTTTTCAGATGCCCACCGGAGTCAACCCGCACATCTCCCGGCGCTGGCTCGAGGCCAAGAAGGCGGAGCTATATGAGACAGGTGAGGGCGACAAGTGGGAGCGTGAGTATGAAGCCAAGTTCGTGCCTGGTGGCGCCAATGCAATCTTCCCGATGCTCTCGCGCAAGTCGATGCTGCCGCACGACGAAGTGCTGGCCACGATCTGGCGAGATCGCAAGAAGCTAGAATGGATCTTGTGGGCCGATCCTGCTGGCGCATCATGCTTTGCTGTACTGTTCTGCGCGGTCAATCCGTACACCAAGCAGATATTCTGTCTGGATGAAATCTATGAACTAACCCAGACCGAAATGACCGTGGGCCGCATCTGGCCGCGCATCAGAACTAAGCGGGATGAGTTATGGGAGGGTGAATGGCGCCAAGGATACGATGAGGCGTCCACATGGTTCTTGAACGAGGTGCTGGACGCATTCGGTGAGGGCCTAGAGCCAACTCAGAAGATGAGGTCTGATAAGTTAACTGGCCTCTCTCTAATTAAAGATGCGCTACTGCAAGGTAAGCTGATCATGTCCGACCGGTGCCAAAAGTTATATTGGGAGATGGAGCGCTACCGAAAACATGAGCATGGACGCATTCCAAAGAAGGATGATCATCTGATCGACTGCCTGCGCTATGTCTTTGACAGCCTGCCATATAGCATCAAGAGCGAGTCGGAGCCGGTGGTGGATTCGCTTACCCAGAAGCGAGCGTATAGACTTGAGGATGACTTTCCAGACTTGTTTTCCAACGAATATGAAATAGGGTGATCGTATGATCATACATGTTGCTATTGCAGTAGCTAGCCTGTTTTGTCTCCTGAGCATCATGGCCTTCGCCATGGCGCTAATCGCGTGGATTGAGGTCAAGGCCTTGCAGAAGTCTACTCATTCAATCCAATATGTTCCTGCGGGCAATGAGTTCGAGAAGGTAACGCAAGACCTTCAAGAGAAACTGAACAAAGACATGTTTGAGGCCGTATGAGCAACTCTGGTTACTTCTTCGACAATGTTGGCGATGGAATGGATCAGGGTTATCAGCACCCTAAGACGCCGATCTACTCTATCGACCTGAATGATCCGCGAAACGACAAGGACATTCTTGGTTGGCTGCAAAGCGAACTAGGATACCTCGAGCAAGAAAATGAGCCGCGCATCCGAGTCATGCGCCGAAATCTTGCCCTCTATAAGGGCGTGCAGTACCAGGAACTTGAGAGCCGCATTGATGCACGCGATCGCGGGAATGACCGCGCACAGGTTGTCCGAAAGCTGGTCTGCAATCATCTATACGATCTAACAAAGAACAGGGCATCGCGGCTGATCAAGTTCAAGCCAGCCGTGGCGATCCTGCCGACTAATGACGAACTGTCCGACAAGGTGGCGGCCAAGGTCACGAAGCAGCTTCTTGATCACATTTGGTACACCCAGGACTTTGAAGGCAAGATTCAGACTCAGCTTGTCACTAATGCGCTGGTCATGGGCGAGAGTTACCTGTTCATTGATTGGAACGATCAGAAGGGTGACCTAAGCCCGGCCTATGTCGCGGCTTCAAAGAAGTACAAGAACGGCATGGTCCCTCTCTTGGATGAGAATGGGCTGGTTACTAAGGACGCTCACGGGAACGAAATTTACGTTGACCGCCCCGTGCGTGTTGGTGATGTGGAATATAAGATCCAGCTAGCATCTGAGGTTCTGCTACAGAAGAGACAGAAGTTTGTGGACGTGGACTACTGTTTTCAGCGTGAAGTTATCCATGTTCAGGAGCTTCGCCTGCGCTACCCAGAGAAGGCTGCCAAGATCAAGGATCTGGACGGAGCGCAGGTATACGACTACGAAAAGATGGAACTTCGTCCTGCTCGTAATGAGCAGGTGGTATACACGTTCTGGCATCGCCGCTCTGGCGTTATGGATAAGGGCCGGAAGATTGTCTTTATTAAGGACTGCATCCTAGACAACGTGGAGATGCCATTCAGCCACGATAACCTGCCGCTTCAGCGATTCACAGATGTCGATTACCCCGGCGAACTTTACGGCGTTAGCTTCTTTGAGAACATTAAGCCACTGACTGGCACCTATAACAACATCACCAACATGCTGGTGCGTAACATTGTCATGGCATCCCATCCGAAGTGGATGGTGCCCGCCGGGTCGGTCGCTCTTGATCGCTTGGGTAATGATATGACAATTGTGCAGTATAAGGGGCCGACGCCACCTGTGCTGGCGACCTCTCCGACCGTTCCGGCTGACGTGTTTAGTTTCCGCGAGAAGCTCAAAGAAGAGTTTCAGCAGATAAGCGGAGTCTTTGGCGTATCCAGAGGTGAGCCGCCACAGGGAATTAAGGCTGGCGTTGCGCTTCAGTTTCTCGCAGAGCAAGAGTCCGAGCGCTACAACGAGCTGGTGCTCAAGTATAACGACTTGATCGTAGGTATTGCCCAAATGACGCTTGCCATCTGCGGCGATTACTACGATGAGTCCGATGAGCGCATGATCCGCGTCATTGGGAAGAATAATGAGTGGATGACCAAGTTCTTTGACGTGGCGCATCTAGAGAAGGATTACGATGTGCGCGTACAGAATAGCTCCGCGCTCCCTCGGTCAGTCGCCGCCAGGACGCAGACGCTTCTGGATCTGAACGAGCGGTTCCCAAACCAATTCACTGGCGAACAGGTGATCGATCTGCTTGATCTGGCTCAGAATGAGAAGTTTGTGGACGCGGCAACAGTCGCGGTGCGTGCATCACAGGCCGAGAATGAGGAGCTGCTCAGGCTGGGACGAAACATGGTTCCAGAAGAACTTTTGGCGCCGCGCGAGTATGAGAATCATATTATTCATTGGCGCGAGCACACCAGAGCGGTGCAGGAGTATAGTTTCAAATTCCAGACTCCACCCGAGGCTCAGGACCGATTGATTAACCATATACGAGCAACAGAGATGCTGATGGTAGACCAAGCTGCCAAGAACCCGCTTTTTGAACAGGAGGTGGCCAAGCTCCCCATGTTCCCGATGTTCTTTGACGCCATGCCACCAGCCCCGGCGCCGATGGCCACTGAAACCGAGGCCACCAACACATTGGGTGCCCCCATTCAGCCGATTCCGGAATTGCCGGTTAACCCGGCACTGGGCGGGGAGCCCCAGGCCCTTACACAAGAACCAATGCCGCCAGTGGAAGCCCAGCTTTCCACGGGGGGCGCAATCCAGCCCACAGGAGGGGCCTAGTCCATGTCCGAATCAGCAAGCTCGCAGACAACGCTTAATGTCGAAACTGCGTCGGTCCAGGAGCCTATCGAGGTCGTTGGGGGCAGCACGCCAGTTTCCTTTGATGAGATTGAAGCGGTCTCAAATCGGAACTCAAGGATCAGTAAGAATGATCCAGAGGTTAAGACTGCACAGCGACGCGAGGAAGAGGGCGACGCTCTCGAGGAAGTGAGGGCCGCCAAGGCTGAAAAAACCGAGAAGGCCGAGAAAAAAGAAGCCAATGCCGACAAGGAAGATAAGACCGAGAAGGCCGAGAAGGCGGCCAAGCAAGAGATTGCCAAGCCGCTGAAGTTCAAGGTTGGCGACAAAGAAGTAGAACTTGCCTCTAATGCCACGGTGCCGGTGAAGGTGAACGGAAAGGTTGCTAATGTTCCGATTCAAGAGGTGATCAACCGCTACAGCCAGCAGAAGCACCTCGACGATATCTACCGCACCTATAAGACCGAAAAAGCTCAATTCGACACCGAGCGTCAGAAGATCAGCGATGTGATCAGCAAATCATACGAGATGCTGTCGCAGAAGAGGGATATCAAGGGCTTTGTGGAATATATGAGCGAG